TTATAAAGCTATACACGATACGAAAGGAGAAATTGAATTACATGACATCACAACAGTATCAGATGACACTATTCGAGGAATCGGACATGTTGATGTTATCTGTGGAGGATTTCCGTGCCAGGCTTTCAGCATACTCAATAGCTACTAAAACAAAAAAAGCCAAGACACTCTCTGTCTCAGCAATAATCTCAATAATATTATTATATCACAAAGGAGACAGAGAGTGAACAAGGCTAAAGAACTATTGAAAGAGTTGCAGAATCTGGACATGGACATTCAAAGCCGTATAGATGAAATTAACGAGCTTGAGGCAGGTTTGCTCTCAAGTCCTAAGTGGTCAGATGTCAAAGTTCAAGGTGGTCAAGCTAGAAAAGTTGATGATGTCTATACTCAGCTTGTCGTGATGAAAGAGGCTATAGAACAGGATACTAAAGAGGTTATCAACAGAAAGCTCCAACTAGGTAGGATGATCAATAGGCTTAAAAATCCAAAACATAGAACTATTTTGAGAATGACTTACATCAATAAGATGTACGTTGATGACATCTGTGACAGCATGAGGGGCATAAGTTCTCCTACTTACTATCGTTTGAAGAAACAGGCAGTAAAGGAGCTTGATATTATTCTTTCAGAATTGATAGTAAATGATAGTAACTGTACAGGCATGAAGTCTAAAATCTGTTAAAATGGTAGTATCAAGAATTGAAAAGAGAGGTCTCAGAATTGGTAGATGGTTACCTGTAATGTCAGGGGGCTGTAATGGCCTTGGAGGTTCAAATCCCACACTCTCCTTTGAGTGTTTGTGTCCTAGAATGGGGTAGGCAGTAGGCTTAGCATTCATATATCACTCATTAACTTACAAATGGTTGCGGAGCGACTGGACCTTGCATGATTGCGTAGCTAATTATATTCCGGATAAGTTATAAGCTAGAGGGTTTGATTCCCTCGGAGGTTTTAAAGACTACAAAAAATAAAAAAGAAGTCAAAATTTAATACGCACGCAAGGTTGTAGTCGCCTTGCAAGAAGGTCGCACATCGTGTGGCTTTTTTTGATTATTCGAAAGGTGGTGATGGACATTGGGTTAAATCAAAGACAAAAGATGTTTGCGAGCGAGTATTTGAGGACTGGTAATGTCTATCAATCCGCAATATTCGCAGGTTATAGTGAAGCGTATGCTAAAACAACCGCTAGTAAATTGCTAGAAAATGCAAGCGTTAAAACGTTTATACAAACCGAAACTGAAAAGATGCACGATGAAAATATTTTGAGCGCTAAAGAGGCTCTTTCGATTCTCTCAGACATTGCAAGAGGCCAGCGACTTGAGGAAGTTTTGATGATGAACCCTGTCACTGGTGAGGTGGATAGAGTTACGAAAAAGGCAGATAATAACACAGTTATTAAAGCGATAGCTGAGATATTGAAGCGTTATCCGACTGCTAAACAAGCTGAGAAACTAGAACTTGAAATCGAAAAACTTAAATCACAAATCGGTGTGGATAATGAACAAGACGATAAATTGATAGACTTTGCCAAGGCTTTGAGAGGTGCTTTTGATGACAAATAAATTTACAAAGCGACAAGAAGAAGTGCTTACACGAGTATTGAATGATGATTTTTTTATCTGTGGTCTCCATGGTGCAAAACGTTCAGGTAAAACTGTTCTAAACAACATGGTCTTCATGAATGAGATTGCACGAGTGAGAGAAACAGCGGATAGATTAAACATAGATGAACCGATGTATATCTTAGCTGGAACATCTTCAACATCGATACAAAACAATATCATTCAGGAACTGTATAACATGTTTGATATTGAACCTAAATACGATAAGCACGGAGCTTTTACCCTTTGCGGTGTCAAGGTAGTTCAAGTCTACACCGGTTCTATATCTGGTTTAAAACGCGCCCGTGGTTTTACTGCTTTTGGAGCTTATGTAAACGAGGCATCTCTTGCTAACGAACAAGTATTCAAGGAAATCATCTCACGTTGCTCAGGAGAGGGTGCTAGGATTGTTTGGGATAGCAACCCAGACATCCCGACACACTGGCTCAGACGGGATTATATCAACTCTGGAGACGATATGATCATCGACTTTCATTTTAAGTTAGATGATAATACATTCATGTCTGACAGATACCGAGAGAATATCAAGAATGCGACACCAGCTGGTGTATTTTATGACCGAGATATTCTTGGTCTGTGGGTGACTGGTGAGGGCGTCGTCTATCGTGATTTTAGCGAGAATATGGTTGTAGATAACGTACCAGAAGATATCACTAAAGTCTATGCTGGTGTTGACTGGGGATATGAACACTTTGGCTCTATTGTTGTCATTGGAGAAACATCTGGCGGTTCAGCTTATCTGTTAGAGGAACACGCTCATCAGTACAAAGAGATAGATTTTTGGGTAGACCTCGCTAAGAATATCAAGGAACGATACGGGAATATTACGTTCTGGGCAGACAGTGCACGACCTGAACACGTTGCTAGATTTCAAAGAGAGCAACTAAGAACATTCAACGCTAATAAAGCGGTATTGTCTGGTATTGAAGAAGTAGCCAAGCTGATGAAAGCTGGGCGCTTTTTTGTTGTATCAAACAAGGTCAGCAAGTTCAAAGATGAAGTCTATCAATACATCTGGAACGAAAAGACAGGCGAACCAGTGAAAGAGAATGACGACGTACTAGATGCGGTGCGTTATGCGATTTACTCGCAACATTCGCAACCAAAAGCAACCGTCCGCAGACGTTCTGATTATGGTTTATAGAGAGGAAAGACATGTACCAATATTTAACCTATCCACGGGATGGATATGATGAGGGTTCTTTGAAGAAAGACCTGATTTACAAATTGATAACGATACATAGCACTGAAGGCTCGCATTTGAAGAAGCTTAAAAGCTACTATTTGGGTGAGCATGCTATCTTAGAACACACGAGACGCAACGTGAACGCACCTAATTACAAGACGGTAGCCAATCATGCCAAGGATATCGCAGACACGGCTACGGGCTATTTTATGGGCAATCCTATCAAGTATAACAATACTGCTGACGGTGATATCGATGAACTACTTACAGCCTTTGATGGTGCTGAGATTGACCAAGTAGATGCTCAGAATGCTTTGAACATGGCTATCTATGGTCGTGCTTACGAGTACATCTATGCTAAAGAGGGTATGGCTGAGTTGGATTCAACTAGTATTGATCCGGAGAATACTTTCATGGTCTACGATGATAGTATTGAGCGGAAGCCTTTGTTTGCGGTCTATTACTATGAAGTAAAAGACGATACGAAAGACACTACCAAGCACCAGGCTGAGGTCTTTACCGAAAATCTGCACTATCACATGGTGCTGAGAAGTACAGATTCAGGAACAACTCAGAGCGAGGAGGCAACACCTCACAACCTTGGTCAAATCCCAATTATCGAATATCGCAACAATCACTTTGCAATTGGTGACTATGAGCAACAAATTAGCTTGATAGACGCTTATAATTCCTTGATGGGGAATCGTGTCAATGATAAGGAACAGGCTGTAGAGTCTATACTTGTCTTGTATGGCACGCAGTTAGCAGACACTCCAGAAGACGCTAAGGTAGCAATGAAGATTCTTTCTGAAGAAGGTCTTTTGGAATTGCCGGGCGATAGTGCAAGGGCTGAGTTCTTGAAGAATACGCTGGACGAAAGTGCTACTGAAATCTTGCGTACAGCTCTTAAAGAGGACATCTACACATTTAGCCATGTGCCTAATTTGACTGATGAGAATTTCGCAGGGAATACATCAGGCGTAGCCATGGAATTTAAGCTGATGGGCCTTGAGATGATTACCAAGACCAAGGAAGCGAACTATAAGCGAGGGTTGCGTCAGCGTATTGCGATTTTTGCTCATTACTTAGGCATGAAGCAGATTGCACTAGAGTCTCATTCAATCGTTCCACAATTCAGTCGTGGTTTGCCTAAGAACTTGTTAGAAATCTCTCAGATTGTGAACAATTTGGAAGGCAAAGTGACCAATAGACAGCTTATTTCTCTCTTGCCGTTTGTGGAAGACCCTGACGCTGAGCTGGAAGCCTTGGAAGAAGAGAAAAAGAAGAACATGGAAGACATGCCGATGTTCAACAAAGACAACACGAAACCCGAAGACGAGGTAGAGGATGAAGAATCAGGAGTATTGGGCGAAGAGGAAAGCCAATCTGATTTACCAGCAGATGGACAAGGCCGAAAAGCAGGCAGACCAGTTCGATAAGGTCTATCAGGAAGCCAAGACTTACTTGGATAAGGAAGTCAATAAGATTTTTGATAAGTTCCAACGTGATTATGGTCTAAGTCAGGTGGACGCTAGACAAGTCTTGAAGAACATGAAAGACAAGAAAGACTTGAATGAACTTCGTAAGGTGCTTGAAGCAAGACCGAATGATCCAAATATTCAAAGACTACTGGCTGACTTAGATAGTCCGGCTTATTCTTTCCGTATGAAGCGTCTAGAACGTTTGAGTGATGATTTAGACCGTATGCGTGAATCTATCTATCATTCAGAAAAGACAGGCTCAGACGCCTTTTATAGCGACCTGATGAAGGATAGTTACTACAAGGCTACCTTTGACCTGCAGCAGCAGACAGGACTAGCATACGGCTTTTCTGGGCTTCCTGAGAGCGAGATTAAACATCTACAGTCTTTCAGTTGGGTAGGTGACGGAAGTACCTACTCTACAGACATCTGGAAGAATACGGGGAAGCTTACTTCTAGCATAAAAGATGAACTACTTATGAGCCTCATGACAGGCCGAGATACACGAGAAACTGCACAAGCAATTGCTGAGAGGTTCAATGTAGGTCAGAACGATGCAAGACGTTTGGTTCGGACAGAATCAGCCTTTTTTCATAACCAAATGGAACTACTCAGCTATGAGGAAGCAGACATAGAAAAGTATATCTTTGTGGCTGTCTTAGATAAGCGTACATCACGCATTTGTCAGGAGCATGACAATCAGGTCTATGATAGGGACAAGGCTGTCCCTGGCGTCAATTGTCCGCCTATGCACCCTTGGTGTAGGTCTACTACTGTCGGATACGATGAGGACGCAGACTACAGCAAGTTGAAGCGCAGAGCAAGGAATCCAGAGACAGGGAAGACCGAGCTAGTGCCTGCCGATATGACTTATAAAGAGTGGTATAGCAAGTATGTGGATGGCAATAGAGAGTCTATTAAACGTAAAGCGTTTGATAAAACTATTAAAGATGGTATAATAGTAAGTGTATCAGGGACTACAGTTGGACACACTCCGCCTGGCAAAATAGGTTTGCCTAATAGTGTAGTTCAGCATAATGCTACAAACGGAGATGTCCTTGGTAGAACTTACTATGATGCTAGAGGTTTTAAAACGAAAGATGTTCATTTTACAAACCATAAACAACCGGCACGTCATCCTTATGGAAAAATCGGAGAACATGCTCATGATTTTGTATTTGATGATGAAGGTAAGTTCGTTAGTAGGAGTACTAGGGAATTAACAGACGATGAAAGAAAGGAGAATCAAGATATATTATGGCGATATTAGATGATTTACAAGCGTTATATGATAATGGATGGGACGCTTCTTTTAATTTTAATGGTCAAGTATGTGGCATTTTCCCTAATTCTATTTATGATATTGTTGTTATTATTGCGGACGACGAATATAGAGCATCTTCTTTTGACGATTTGATTTCTTTACAGATTGAAGGGAAAACTTTACCGGAAATCATGAACGAAGTTGAAGTACAATATGGCTAAAGCACCTAGAGAGATCTAAGTGCTTTTTTCGTACCCAGAAAGGAGTGAGGAATGAAATACCGTAAAAAACCAGTAGTGGTCGAGGCTGTGCAGTGGAACGGCAATAACCATAAAGAGGTAATTGACTTTGCAGAAAATAAGATTTGGTTTGATGCACTTGGGAATATATGGATTGCTACACTTGAAGGTGATATGGTAGCTAAAAAAGGGGATTATATTATCAAAGGCGTGCAAGGAGAATATTATCCATGCAAGCCGGATATTTTTGCAGAAACATACGAAAAAACGGAGGAATAAAATGTTAGAAAAAGCAAAACAATTGGCATCGCAAGAATTTTCACGCTTATCAGGTCGTGAAATCAAAGCAGAAGACTGCTTTGTAGTTTGGTTTAGCAAGACCCTGCAAAACTGGAAAGCTCTTGTTAGTACGAACGCAATTACATCAAGCGAACCTTGTGGAGATTATGCAGAAATTACGCATAACGGAGATAAGAATGAGACTTATGTGGATGTTTACGCCAAGGTTTCAAATCGTGCCATTAAAGATTAGGAGGTGATCCAACATCTTGACTTGCAGGAATAGACTGCTATAAATTACTGTAAATTGCTATAAACCGCATCGAAATCGAGGCGGTTTTCTTATGCCCTAACCGTATGGAATCCCGTACGGTTTTTATATTGTCCAAACTGTACCGATGACAATAAAAGCTGTGCTGTTCCGTCGCCGGACGTAAAGCGAGATTATCGAGTGGCGACGTAATCGCTGGAGGACAATTATGTCAGAAGAAATCAATGCAACTGTATCTACTGAATCAACTGAGACTGTCGACACTCAAGAAAATGTTGATACAGTGCAAGAAGAAAAGCACGAACGAACTTTCACTCGTGCTGAAATCGGTAAGATGCTATCTGCCGAACGCTCTAAATGGGAAGCTGAGCAAGAAGCCAAGGAAAACGAAGCTAAGAAACTTGCCAAGATGAACGCTGACGAGAAACAGAAATATCAGTTGGATCAGCGTGAGCAAGAACTAGCTGACCGTGAAAAAGCTATTGCTCGCAAGGAATTGACCGCAGAAGCTAAAGCAATGTTAAGTGAACGTGACTTACCTGTTGAGTTAGTAAATGTAGTTGATTTGACAAGCGCAGAGACGGTATCTGAATCTATTACCTCTATCCAAAAAGCATGGGAAGAGTCAGTTCAGAAGGGAGTTTCTGAACGTATGAAAGGTAGTGCACCTATCAAAAATGCACAAACAGTCCAGCAAGAAGTCACGGAAAAATGGCGTAAAGACTTCTTGTAATAAAAGAAAAGAGGAAAAATAAATGGCATTTGAAGAATTAAACACAGCAGAATCACGCAAGAAACATCTTGGGATTATTGAGGATGTGCTTGCGGTAAATTCATATTCAACACCACTTGTAACATCAAGCGATGCAGTAACCTTGCAAGGTCGCTCTTTTACAGTAGCAACTGGTAACACAACAGAGTTGAAAGACTACAAACGTAACAAAGACAATGAATTTGATCACGTTGAAGTTGAAGAAAAGGTTTATACCCTTGATGAAGAAAAATACTGGGGTCGTTTCGTAGATCAATTGGACGAACGTGACTCTAATGGTCAAGTGAATATCAATTATGTTATTGCCCGTCAGGCTGCAGAAGTAGTCGCTCCATATCTTGATGAACTACGTTTTGGTGCAGCACTTGGAAACGTAAGTGACAATGTTGCCATGGGTAAAACAGCAGGAGCGAACAACGCTTATAATGCGGTTCTTGATGTGTCTGAGAAACTTGATGAGCTTGGAATTACAAAAGAACGCTTGCTCTTCGTCACTCCAAGTTTCTACAAAGCGATCAAGTCTGAAATCGTTCGTCTACCACATGGTGACGCAGATAAGAAAGTCCTTGGAAAAGGATATGTTGGTGAATTGGATGATTACACAGTCTATAAAGTTCCTTCTAAATTCCTGAAAGGTGTTAATGCCCTTGCTACTGCTCCAGGTGTTGTTACATCTCCAGTACAAGTAGACAATACTAAGTACAACGATAACATTCCAGGTCGATTTGGTGAATTGGTAGAGCAATTACTTTACACTGGTGCATTTGTGCTTGAACACTTCAAAAAATACATCATTACCATCGCGGATTCTAAACCTAATGCTAAACCATCTACTCAAGGTAAAGTTGTAAACCGTGCTAAAGCGTGGAAAACTGGAACAACCTACAAAGAAGGTGACACAGTTACTCATGCCGATAAAGTCTATGTAGCGGTTAAGGATATTTCTAATTCATCAACCGCACCAGACACAGATACAACTAACTGGAAAGAAAAAACTGGTAAGAAATAGGTCCGAGTTATGAAATTTAAAATCAAACAAGATTTCTATGATTGGGAATCAAATGTGAAACGACTGGCAGGAGAGGAACTTGAGATTACTGAGGAGCGCTATGCTGAGCTGGCTGACAATATTGCCAGCAACGGTGTCGCTATCTCAGATGTTCTTGAGAAAATCCTCCCTGAACCTGAGTTCTTAGAAGAGGATTGATATGTCTATAGAGTTGCTGAAGAAATTAACAGGCGAAGAAGATACTCAGCTTCTCATGTTGCTCCAAACAAGAGCTACAAATCTTATCTTGTCAGAGACTAATCGCACATCTTTGACACCTTCTTTAAGTCTTTTAATACCTGAGGTTGCTATCGAGCTCCACAACCGCTCAGGAGCGGAAGGAGAGCATTCTAGAACCGAGGGTGGTATAGCAGTAGTCTACGGAGAAAACGGCCTATCTACGGGTCTTCTACAGCGAATACGCATGCACAGGCTAGCAAGGGTGGCAGGTCATGTTTTTGAAGCAGAGTAGACTGAAACCTTATCCAATGCGACGGTTTGAAAAGACTGTCACTGAGGAAGGTGTCGCAAAAGAAGGGTATGCCAAGGAAGCTGAGACAATCCGTCTTGAATTGTGGCCAGCTAGTAGCAAGTTGCAATCTGAATTGTATGGTGAGCGTGTCAATGATATTTTGAATGCCAATGCCAACAAATCAGCTACTATCAAAGTGAAAGATGGTGTGTGTATCGATAGCCAGACAGAAGTGACTCACAGGGTTATTTCTAAAAAGGTCTACACACATCATCAAGTTTTGGAGTTAGAGCGTGTCAGGGCTACTAGGGGCAGATAGGCTTATAGCTAAATGTAGACGATTGGCTAGTAAAAAAACTGGCGAGGATATCGTCTTACGTGCGGTACACAATGCTACTATAAAGGTTGTCCAAGCAGATGCAAGAAGACTCGCACCAGCGAGAGATGGAGAGCTTATAACTAGTATCAAAACTAGGGCAAAAATGGACGGAGATAAGGCTATAGGCGAGGTTTATACCAACCTAAAATACGCTCCTTACGTTGAGTTTGGAACGGGACCAAAAGGACAAGCTAGCCATTCTGGTATTTCTCCAGAGGTCAGCGTGACTTACAAGTCTAATCCTTGGTATGTGCATGAAGACCAAATCAATGTAGGATCTTACTACTTTCAAAAGATTGGGGAGTTCTACAAAATGTATGGTCAACCTGCCCAGCCTTATCTTTATCCAGCTTTGAGAGACAATCAAGAACGTGTGTCTAAGAATATTTCGAATTATGTCCGTAGAAAGATAAGAGAACAAATAAAATGATTAATATCAAGCCTGTTATTTATAAAGAATTGCAAAAGGTTGCAGATAATGTGACCGATACTTATCCTAGCGATTGGGAGACTTTCCCAGTCGTTATTTTTTTAGAAGAACAAAACAAGCCGGGTGATTGGTTTGATGACCAGGAACAAAAATCATCTATCCGCTATAAGGTGGATATCTTTGATGATACCAGCACTAGTGAGTTAGCTGTTAAAATCAATCAGATTTTTGAGTCTTTAGGTTTGCGAAGAACTGACTGCCAAGACGTTCCAGACCCGTCTCATTTGAGACATAAGGTCATGCGTTTTGAAGGTGTCGTTGACTTACACTCAGAGCTTGTTTTTCAATTTAGAATGGAGAATTAAACATGTTAGCAAATGGAATTACGCTATCTTATGGCGAATCTAAAGAAACTTATACTAAACTTGTTGGATTGAAAGAAGTGCCAGAGTTTGGTATTGAACTCGAAAAAGTAGAAAATACTACTCTTGAAGATAAAGTTAAGAAGTACGAGTTTGGTATTGGGGACGTAGGAGAACTTGAGTACAAGTTCTCTTATAATAATTCAAGCGCAACTGCTCCTTATCGTGTATTGCGTAAGGCAGCAGACGACAAGAAGAAACTCTACTTTGAACAAGCTTATCCAGACGGTACTAAGGTCATTTTTGAAGGCCAAGTATCTGTTAAGCTTGGCGGTGGCGGTGTCAATGCCGTTATCGATTTCACACTTAAGATTGCCTTGCAGTCTAATCTTACATTTACTGATGGTATTGGAGGTTAATTAAATGGCGTTAAAATACACAACTTGGAAAGTTACTGACGAAAAAGAGTTGAAGCTACGTTTGACATCTCATCAAGCTGCAACTGTGGAAGAAAAAATCGGCATGAACTTGCTGAAGATTTTCATGCCTGAAGCTGGCGAAGAGTTCACTTTACCGCCTTTGAAAGTTATGTTGTTGTTAGTTCACGGAGCCTTGCAGCAGTATGAACATGGGTATTCTCTTGAGGATGTCTATGATTTATACGATGAATACGTGGACAATGGCGGAGACCAAACAACCTTCATGACAGAGGTGTTGATGCCACTCTTTGAAGTATCGGGTTTTACTCCACGAGGAAGCAAGGACAAGAAAACTTCCAAGAAGAAAATGACAGTAGACAAGTAATCTTAACGGTAACTCAGATTATTGAGAGGCTTTATCCTATGTTTTTGGACATCGGGGGCAAGCCTCTTGATTTTTGGGATTTGACGGTACTTGAAATCAGAGAAATGATTGAAAGCTATAACCGTGTCAAAATCCAAGAGCGTAAAGAAAAGATTATTGACTCATACAGACTTTCGCAGATGATATCCAACCACGTTTCTTTATTGTTATCCAAAGATGCCAAGGCCTTTGAGTTCTGGGAATATGCGCCTGAGTTGTTTGTAGAAGAACAACAAGCAGTAGAACAGGAACGACAGAAACAAGCACTTTTGTTGCATAAGGAACGGATGCGTGAATTTGCAGAGAGACATAATCGAAAAAGGAAGGAGGAAGTAAATGGCAACTCTTGATGAATTGAAAGTCATGATTGACGCTGAGATAGCGCCTTTCAGGAAGAAGATGAAAGAAGTCGAGAATCAGGTCAAAGGAACATCTGACCAAGTGAAAAATGCTACTGCCAAAGTTCGTGAACAGTCGAGCTCAATCGGTAGTGCGTTTGGCAAGCTGGCTAAGTTCGCTGGTTTTGCAATCCTTGGTAAGAAATTACTTGATGTTGGGATGTATTCAACGCAGACGGCTCTTGAAGTATCAGCGTCTATGAACCAAATCAAGCGACAGATGGGCGAGAGTTCGCAATCTTTCTTAAAATGGGTTAACGATAATGCCAACGCTATGAATATGGGTGTGGGTGAGGCTACCAACTACGGTGCAGTCTACTCAAACTTATTTTCTGGATTTATCAAAGATACCAACAAGCTAAGCGCCTATACCGCTAAGATGTTGCAGACATCGGCAGTTGTTGCTGAAGGTTCAGGGCGCACGATTACAGACGTTATGGAGCGGATTCGCTCAGGTTTACTAGGGAACACCGAAGCGATTGAGGACCTAGGAATCAACGTCAACGTGGCTATGATTGAGTCCACTGAAGCCTTTAAGAAGTTCGCAAACGGACAGAGCTGGCAACAGTTGGATTACCAAACCCAGCAACAAATCCGCCTTATGGCTATTCTGGAACAGGCTACAGCCAAGTATGGGGATACCTTGTCTAATTCTGTAAATGGTCGTATCAGCCTATTTAAGTCGCTGATGAAGGACGCAGCATTGAACCTTGGTAACTCTATGTTACCGATTATCAATGCCATTATGCCTGTCTTGAACTCTTTTGCTATGGTCTTAAAGAACGTTACTGCTAAACTCGCTGAGTTTATCGCTTTGATGTTCAACAAGAAAGCAACAGTGAAAGATGGTGTTGGTGGAGCAGTTGGAGACATGGGTAACGCCATGAAGGATGCTGCAGGCGGAGCAGGAGACCTTGCTGACGCAGTAGACGACGCTGGAGATTCAGCAGGAGGACTTGCTGACAATCTTGGAGACTCCGCCAAAAACGCTAAGAAGGCCGCTAAAGAGTTGCTAGGTCTTTTGGGATTTGATGAGATTAACATCTTGCAAAAACCAAAAGATGACGACGCAGGCGGGTCTGGAGGCGGTGGCAAAGGTGGTAAAGGAAAGGGAGGCGGTGGCGGACCTTTCAAAGACATCTTGCCAGAAGTCGAGTTGACCGACATGGACAACAAATTCAAGAGCATTTTTGATGGTCTTGGAGATAAGCTCAAAGGGTTGTTTGACCTCTTCAAGAAAGGTTTTGATGCAGCATTTAGACCAGAAGGTATAGAACGCATTAAGACTGCCTTAGACCAAATAGCTAAGACAATGGGAGAAATCGCCACTGACCCAAGGGTTGTGAATGCCTTTAACCGAATGGCTGAGAAAATTGCTTATGCTTTAGGGCAAGTGACAGGCTCAATAACAACTATCGGGCTAGGTATCGGTGTTTTCCTTGCCGAAAGTATTGCAAATGGCCTTGGAAGGCAAAAAGAACGCATTACCAGGGCGCTAGTCGCTTTGTTTGATAATATTGGTAACATTTCCGAGGCAGTAGGAAACATCGCTCAGGACTTTTCTAGTACTTTCTACGACGTCATTACCTCAACTGGTGCGGTTCGTATCGGTAGCGCTATTGTGTCAACTCTGTTGAGTTTGACATCTACCATTGTTGAAGTTGGTAGTAAATTAGCAGGAAGTTTGTTTAAAGGTTTTGAAAAAGTCGTTGTGACAAGCGCTCCTAAAATTTCATCAGTCTTCCAAAGTTTATTAGATACTGTTGCGCCTGTATTTGAGAGCATTGAAAGGTCTGTTAACAAATTTGGCGATGGCTTAAGTCGTGTTTATGATGAACATGTAGCCCCTGCTATTAACTCTATTGCTAATGCTTTTAACGGACTGATTGATATCATACAAATCCTCTGGGAGAATTCTTGGCAACCTTTTGCTGAGTTTTTATCAGGAGTATTCGGTGTTAGTATTGAAGGAATTTCAGATTTATTAGGAGGTGGCCTTTTAGCCACTTTGGGACTATTGGCGGATGCTATTAAGTTAGTGGCAGATGGTTTCACCGTTTTTTCTGACTGGTGTAAAGAAAACAAAGAACCTATCTTGGCTTTGATAACAACTTGGCAAACGATTAATTTCTTATCATGGGCAGAACAAGCTGGAGGACTTGCAGGAGCATTCAGCTTGTTAGGTAGTAAGATCTCTTCGATTGTTGGAGGGATTAAGAATCTAGGTCTTGCTATTAAAGCATTGACATTTGATAAGTTGGTCAGTTTTGGTGAAACAATCTATTTGAACACCTTATATGCAAAAGATTTTGTGGTCAATTCAGGTAAAACAATTGCACAGCTAGGAAAAACTGCTTTAGAACTTGGTAAATCAGCTCTAGCATGGACTGCTCATGCAGCGAAAATGGGATTAGCAACCGCGGCGGAATTTGCACATTCTGTTGCAGCAGGAGTTGCTACAGCTGCAACATGGGCTTTTAATGCAGCGTTAGCTGTTTTGACAAGTCCAATAACAGGGGTTATTGCAGCAATCGCAGCTTTGATTGCTATCGGTGTCTTGCTCTACCAAAACTGGGACACTGTTGTTGAGTTTGCTAAAACTGCATGGCAAGGACTATGTGATTTTATTAGTGGTATTTGTCGAGCTATTGGCGAATTTTTCAGTGGTCTATGGACAAAACTACAAGAAATCTTTGAGCCGATAGGTCAATGGTTAGGTGATAAATTCAAGCAAGGCTGGGATGCAATAAGCAATACATTTAGCAAGTTGGGCTCTTGGTTTGGTGACCGTTGGAACGAATCTAAAGATGCGCTTGCCGAAGCAAACACTTGGTTAGGTGATAAATTCAAGTCCGGTAGGGGTAAAGTGAACTCAGCTTTTGAAAAAGTTGGCTCTTGGTTTGGTGATAGATGGAAAGATATCAAAGATGGAGTAAAAGAAGCTGATACATGGTTTGGAGAGAAATTTGAGAGTGCAAAAAAGAAAACTCAGAATCCTTTCCAAAAAATCGGTTCTTGGTTTGGTGATAGATGGAAAGATATGCAAGATGCCTTGAAAGAAATCCCCAACTGGTTCAAGAATCTGTTTAATGATGCAATGGATAATGCTAAAAACATCGTTAAAAGTGGTATCGATAAACTAAAAAGCTTCTTTAACTTTGATTGGAGCTTACCAAAAATCAAACTCCCTCACTTTAATATATCTGGTAGCTTCAGCTTGATGCCTCCTAGAATTCCATCATTCTCTGTAGATTGGTATGCACGAGGCGGTGTATTCAACTCTCCTAGCATCATTGGGGTCGGAGAAGCTGGTCAAGAAGCGGTAATGCCTCTTGAACGGAATACAGGATGGATTTCTATCTTGGCTCAAAAACTGGCTGAAAGAATGCCTGCTAATAATGTACCTACAGGTTATTCATTACCGGCTGGCGACATCGTTATCCAAATCGCAGGCCATGAGTTCGGACGGGTAGCTATCCAAGAAATCAACAAGGAACATGAACGAGCAGGTCAAACCTTGCTCAAGATTTAGGAGGTTAAATGGCACAATTGACAATCAATGGGGTGGCTGTGAAGCCTCCCAAATCTTTTCAAGTCGGTATTCAAGATATCGATGGAGAGACAGGGCGTAATGCCAATGGCGACATGGTGCGTGACCGTATCACGACCAAACGCAAACTAGACTGTGAATGGGGTATGATGACTCAGGGAGAAATAAGTCAGCTTTTACATGCTGTATCATCTGAATTTTTTGAGGTATCTTATCCAGACCCCATGGATGGCCAAGTCACAAAGACTTTCTATGTCGGTAATAGGACAGCTCCTAGCTATACCTTTACTGAGAAGTTTAAACCTTGGTCTGGCGCTAAATTTAATCTGGTAGAGAGGTAAGAAAATGGACGCTTTAACTAGACGACAATTTGACAGAGCCATGTTTGCCAAGGAAAGGACGCTGGCTATTCGTGTTGGTGAATATGCTTCACGGGATATCAAAGAGGCTAGTTTTGAGTATGGCTACATTAAGGGCGATACTTATAAGCCTGGTGGAACCTGCGCTGGTAGCGGTAAAATTACCTTTACCAGTATCATTACCATGTTCAATAAGCTGGATACCCTGCACCCTGAGATTGGTCTACTGGTTGGGGATACCTACCAGTGGGTCAAGATGGGGGAATACTTCATCAACGATATTGAGATTGACCGAAACCGCAACACAACCACACTTGAACTTATGGATGGTATGTTTAAGCTCAATCGTGAGTATGTGACAGATTTGCATTTCCCAGCTGAAGTACGAGAGGTTATTCAGGAAATCTGCCTGAAAACAGGCATTGAGTTAGCGAATGACTATTTCGGAATCAGCGCGATGCGTTATCATATTGAGCAAGTTCCTGAGGGCAAGAAACTTTCCTTTAGGGATATGCTGAGCGCTATGACTCAGGTGATTGGGATGTCTTGTTTCTTCAACAGAGAAGGCAAGATGGAAATCCGTGATTTGACTGAGTCCAATATCACGATCAACGCTGACAGTTATTTCTTGCATGGCTTGACCAAGAGTGAGATTGAGTATCAGATAGCTGGTATCACTTGTAAGACGGACAAGAAGTCTCTGACGGTCGGTATGAAGACAGGCCGGTCTTTGGAACTGGACAATGTCTTCATGACCCAGAGCGCTTTAAATGACCTGTATTACAAACTGAAAAACCTAACTTACTATCCGTATAATCTCAACTACCAAGGGCATTTACTGCTTGAGGTCGGGCAGTGGGTAACCATTCAGACCAACAAGAAAGAGGCTTTTAAAGTTCCTGTGTTAAGTCAGAGCTTTACTTTTAAAGGTGGTCTGAGAGGGCGTATCAGCGCAGATAGTAAGGCTGGAAACGATACTCAGTATTCTTACGAGGGTACGATTACCAAGCATATTAAGCAACAAGATGACATTGAAGCGAAAATCCAAGCGCAGATAGAAGCAGCAGATAAAGATTTTGACCAAAAGGTTGACAAAATCAAAAAAGACTTTAACGATCAAGTAGAACTGGCCAAAGCCAGAGCTGAAGAAGTCAAGAGAGAACTGTCTGACACTATCAATCAGCGCTTTAATAGCTTTGACAACGGGCCATTGAAAGAAACTAAGCGCAAGGCTGAGGAAGCTTTGAGACAAGCTGGCGCAAGTAGCTCTCTTGCTCAGGAAGCCAAGCGGATTGGGCTGGATTCTGTTGCTAGACTTGAAGCGTTTAAGTCGCAGACTACGAGCGCACAAACGGCTCTGTCAGGTGACTTGGACGCTCTGAAACGGACTATCGTGAATGATATTCGACCGAAGCAAGCACAGGTTGAAGCTGAGATTGCCAAGCAAGCTGAAGCACTTAGCCGGACTAAAAATGAACTGGCTGGCGCAAGTAGCTCTCTTGCTCAGGAAGCCAAGCGGATTGAGCTGGATTCTGTTGCTAGACTTGAAGCGTTTAAGTCGCAGACTACGAGCGCTCAGACGGCTTTGTCAGGTGACTTGGATGTTCTAAAACGAACTATCGCAAACGATATTCGACCGAAGCAAGCACAGGCTGAAGCTGAGATTGCCAAGCAAGTTGAAGCACTTAGCCGGACTAAAAATGAACTGGCTGGCGTGAAGTCAGCGCAAGCGACGTATAAGGAGACGACGACTCGTAGACTGTCAGAACTGACCAACTTGGCCAATGGTAAAGCCAGCAAGTCAGAACTTACGCAGACAGCTGAGGAGCTAGCTAGTCGGATTGCGAGTGTGCAGGCAGGTAGTTCACGGAATTACTTCAGGAATTCACGTTCAAGAACGTTCACAACAGGAGGTCAAGCGGTATACGACTATCGAACATTCATAGTTCCTGATTTCTGGAAGAACAGTGACAGGTTCAAGCGTGATTATGTTCGCATATCTTTTGATGTGACTTTCCCTGTCGCCCTAGTAAATGACATGCCTGCTATGGTGCATTTTAGTGCTCATCCATGGTATGCCTACAGAAACTTAATTTTTAAAGGTGGAACTGTCGAACGCCAACATTTTGAGTTTACGATTGACTTGTCTAGTTCTTCTGAGGACTATCAGACTAATAATGTGTTCATTCGTTTTGGTACTAATTATGGATTTCCTGCTGGTCTGCAGGTCGTCATTGAGAACGCTATGTTATCGGTTGGTAATTATTTTCCAGCCTATCAACCAGCGTATGAAGACCAAGAAGACCGTGTCTCAGTAGTCGAATCCAACTTTAAACAGCGTGCTGATTCACTCGAAGCTGGTGTAAGCCGTCTGACTGAAGGCCTTAGAACCAAAGCCGATATCAGCTCACTCAATGTGACTGCTGAA